TTAAGGAAAATTGTAAGTCGCAGCCAGCCGTCGAACCCACCAATTACCAAACTCCGAACGCGATACTGATCGGCTCCAATAGGCATGGATAAATTCATGTTGATTGACCATAATCCCGCAATGCTTGACTGGGCTGGACGGATACATACGAAATAACAACACCGTCCCCGGTTCTGGTTTATCGGCTGGAATTAAATATTCTTCGGCTGCCTGTGATAACAAGTCCGCAGATCCACGTTCGGCCCAGTCAGGGGAATAAATTGGTAAGGGAGCTGGCTCTAACCCATATATTTCTCGCCAAACCCCACGAATTAAACCAAGACAATCGCATCCAGCACCTTTAACGCTAGCTTGATGTAGGTATGGCGTTCCCAGCCAAGTAATGGCAATATCCACCACTTGTTGCGGTTCGGGTTTTTGCGATTGCATGAGTTAAGAAAATGGTGTTGCCAAAAGTTGATCATTACCGGGCATAAATGGACAGCCACGGAAATTGCCAACATTGGAAAACCGAGTACTGCAATGCGTCAGCGATTTATCACAGCCAACAATCATTCTTATTTGATCGCCTGCTTGCATCGGAACTCCCGGCGGTAGCAATAGCTGAAAGACCTCTACACCGCCTGCCGTATAATGATTATCTATCAACCGACGATTTGTTATTTTATCTGCATCTAGCCAATCAACCCGACCATATACATACCAATCTTTTTCAGAAATATTGAGACCTGAAACGGAAAACAATACCGGGCTTAAAACTTCCAGTATTGTCACAGTTTCACTCCATGGCGAGTTAGCAAAATCAAACCCGCAACGAGCATCACCCAAGTTTGCATCGCAACTTTTACTAAATGAGCGACCAATGGATCGATCCAATTTACGAGAATTGGAAACAAGCTCTGCGCTAAAGACATTATCCTGAAGCGATATATTTCCAAGTTCTCCAGCCCATACCCCAACACGATCAACTGGGTTTTCCCAATCTACACGCCAAATTTGCACACTGGCTGCGGCAAATTTTCCATTTTTCAAATCTTCAGAAGTTAAACTGTCGTGCAATATCGAGCCGGCGTTTCCAGCTGAACCCGTAGCAAAACCAGCACTGCTTTCAATTACTCCGGGGGTTAATCCGGTACTTGCCTGCCAAAGCAAACCATCAAAGTTTAAGTCTTGGTCGTGATCGGTGAAACCGAACACGACGCCGTCTTTTCTGACAATTTTCCAACACCAACACAAACGAGTAACACCGGTTTCCAGCTTATCTTGTAGGCTTTGCGAAATTTCACGCATGGCTATCGCACCTCGACAACGGGAATTGACAAAATCGCGCCAGATTGGAATGTTTCCAATGAGATAGAAAGAAAATCAGTATCAAAACGCACCGGCACATCAAATTCAAATCCAGCCGTAACAGCTTGTTCCACACCCGGTATTGAACCCGCAGCAAAAGTGACCTCGCCAAGAGTATAATCTACCGAATAATCTGTTCCCTCGATGGCAGGAACTCCAGCCACAGCAATTTGCAAACTGCTTTCAACCGGCTTGGTAATTATCCGCCGATAGGCATAAGATCCAGTTTCATAAGTTTTCGATATCTGAAAAACACTCTTAGACCCATCACCGTCACCTAACATTTGATCAGAAGCGGATATAGTATCTGCAGCTGCGCAAGAGCGAGAATCTATAAAGTCTTTCCATCTAAAGCCGTGTAATCTTCCCATACGCGCCTCATAAAAGGCCAATACACTTTCTATATCTGCCAATGAGCGCACACCAAGTCCAGCATCATAACGTCTTCTTGCGTGCTGCCATGGAGTATTTCTTTCTTCATACCCCGAAGCAAGTTCAATCACTTCAGTGCGTCGTTCCGGCCCACCAGTTGAGCGAAAAGAAACCGAAACTGGAAATCTTATTTCGTGAAACGCGCTCATAATCTTCGCCTTCCTTGCTCTACTGCCCGACTTAACATTGCGCTGATCTGTCCTTGCGATCGGCGAAACCCATCAACATCGACTCCGGGCGCTATATTGAAATTTACCGTAACCGCAGAACTACCAACCATTGGGTCAATAGTTCCGGCACTATTGGGGCGAAAAACCTCTGGCCCCTTTTCGCCAACCAGATAAGAGTTACCGCCTAACACTGGCCCGCCATCAGCTCTAGCTCCGCCAAAACCGCCCTCTATTGCCGACCCAACCACACTTGAAATGGCAGAACCCACCACTTGTTTAATAGCAATACGAGCAAGGTTTTTCAAAATTGACTCAACCATTTTTTCAAAAGAAACACTGCCGGAAAGAGCGGCTTTTCCCAACTCACGACCAATACGATTACCGGTTTTGGCGAATATTTCCTCTAATTGATCAGCAGCTTGTCGGGCTGGCCCTTGTGCAAGTTCCTGAAGTTGTCTGCCCGCTTCGAGAAACGGATCATCAGGACTAGAATTATTATCCATCTATTTATTCCTTTTATTCAAACATCAGGGAATTGCTCGCAAAGTTGGTTCATATCCTTGCGACAAGTGTGTTGGTTTGCTTTAGGGCTGTTTAACTGTTGCCATTCCCAAAGCGACAGTTTCCAGAAATTTGCCGGTGAAATGGCAAACCGCACCATCGCAATGCGCAGCAATTCACCCCATTTTTCATTACTCATTGTTATTTACCAGATACTGCAAAAGCATTTGCAATAGCCGTGGCCACCACTTCTGGATCTAGCGGTAAAATTCGTAATTGCTCTATGGAAACCGGATTGCCACCGCCGGTTAATAATGCCGACAGCAAGACCAACACATCTTTGGCGCTGATCTTTTTCAATCTATCTGATAATTGCGAACTGCAACTCAAATAAAGCCCGGCTTCGATCTCGGCCAATGCACCTAATGTCAGGCACAAAATATGCACCTTGCCATTGATGGATAGCTCTATTTCACCGCGAATATGATTTACCATATTCAAATTGCCGCAAACTGAATGGATCCAGCTGATGACAGGGTAAGGGTATAAACAGCCTCACCATCATATTCGCCGGCATATTCAAGAGCGGCTATTTGAAACAATCCAGTTAGAGTACCAAAATCCGGTATGGTTATTTGCCAATTGCGCATTTCTTGGGCAAAAAACGCAACACGAATAGCTTCATCAGCTGCTTCGTCCTTAAACACTCCTGATCCAGAAATGGACGCAGTTTTCACCCCAGCACCGGGCAGTAATTCCCGCCAAGCATCTGGACTATCAGTGTTGGTAACATCAACTGATCGGGCATTTAACGATATGGTCTTTGCCCGAAGACCAGCCATAGTTACAAATGTCGAAGAGCCTTGCGGGTTTTCAATTTTCAGCAAGATATCCTTGCCTGACTGTGCAGCCATTTTTTATTCCTGACGTGATTATGATGTGGGTTGAGTTAATGCGCGAATACGCAAAATTGCTTGAAAAATACGGCCATTTCTTGCTCGTAAAACATCAGCAAATACAGTTCGTATACTGACAAGCCTGTGTCCGTTCATGCTTTGCGGCATGTCATCTACAGATCCGCGTACAGCTTCTAATATTTGCTGCGCTTCTTTTTTGCCGCGATATTTCGACCAGATATGCAAACTCAATGTTTGCTCATTTAGGGCGAGAGTATCAGCATCTGTATCGCGCGATTGATGGCGACCAAAACTAGCAAATGGGTATACAGGCGTGGCTGGCGGATCATCATATAATCTAACTGGTGAACCTAATACCGACTGTACATTTATATCTTGTTGTAGGTGTTCAAAAATTGCTTCTTGCAAGGCAAGCTCGGCGCTTATACTCATTGCAACACCTCCTCGCATTCTAATTCAATACGAGAATTTTCCACATCTCTAAAAGCCAGCACGGCTAAAACTCTGCCCTGCCAAATAACTTGCAACGGCAAAGCAATATCTGATCTGCTGCGAATAAATATTTTTACAAACCGCCGAGTAATAGTACCACCGGTTCTGGTTCCGTAAGTGGCCGAAGCTGGACGAACCAGTCCCCAAACATTAGCCAAAACAACCCAGTTTTCCGACCTGCCACCGCCATCATCGTCAACAGTTTGTAATGCTTGCAAAACAATGCGCTCAGATAACTCGCTTACCCCCCTCATAAGCGTACCCGCCCATAACTCGACAACAATAATTGCGCCGAGCGCGGGATAAACTCACCATCTTCATCACGGTGCTCGAACAACCATGCAATTTGCAACAAAATCGCGGTTTTTAATGGCGAAGGGACATCAGATGCCAACAGGCCGTATCCGGCAATATACTCAATGCGAAAACTCACCGCACCAACAAGCGAATGCACCTTAATCCGGTTATTATCCAGATCAGCAAAATAACCGCTCGTCGGCAGTATAGTTTCCGATCCGTCAGCAGCTATTTTGGTGATAGTTTCTATCGATTGCACCGGAGCAAATGATAAATCAATCACGCCAGTTGCAGAATATCTAATACTGGTTTCTTGCACTGTTTGCGTGATCATTGCTCGGTTGGTAATGGTTTCAGATCTAGTGCGTGCGGTTTTAATAAGCGCAATTAGCAGATCATCTTCATCTGCGCTGTCCAACCGCAACCAAGATTTAGCCTCAGCCAAAGTTACCGGCTCTATAGCCGGCTCTACAAGAATTTTAATCGCCATTTATCAGGTCTCCGGTGAATGTTTTTGAAAGTTTGGGGAAAAAGCGACCGGGTGCGCAAAAGCTCACGCACCCAACCACCCTTCAACGACAGCTCAAGGGGACTAGCTGGCCGCGAATTTCAAAAGCTTGATTGCGTTAAAGTCCTGCACACCACCGCCAACTCTTTTGGTGGTGTAAAACAGCACATAAGGTTTGGCGGAATATGGATCACGAACCACATTGATGCCTGCTTTATCGACGATCAAATAACCACGACGAAAATCACCAAACGCCATTGAATATGAATCAGCGGCGATGTCTGGCATGTCCTCAACCTCGGTAATGGAATAACCAAGCAAGCTTGAAGGCTGCCCAGCACCAGAACCCGGTTGCCAAATGTAATTACCATCAGCATCTTTGAACTTACGTACCGCCGATACGGTTCTACGGTTCATAACAAACCTAGCATTGGGACGATAAGCGGACTTTGGCGCATAGATCAGATCTAGGATCGCATCCATCGGATTTCCGGCATCAAAAGCACCAGCCGTTCCGGTTGCCACATAACCAATATCACCCCATGTATGCAAATCATCGGCAACATTGGTATAAGATAAGAAACCTTTAGGTCTTGATAGGCCATCGCCATTTACAAAGGCCGTAGTTTCTTGCGCTGCCAATACATCGCGCACTTCTTCAGCCAGCCA